GTTGTCAGAAACACGACCGTGCTGCGTGTGTTGAAGAACCGATACACTGGCAAGACAGGGAAGGCGTGTGAGGTATTCTACAATGAAGCTACTGGACGACTGACACAGCGTGAGGAGAAGGATAGTGCTATCTTATAAGCTAGGAAAAAACGAACAAAAGGTCTGTCAATCTATTGCAAAGATGCGTTACGAGAACGCCAGAGAGAAAGGTTTTGGGCAGGATAAAAACGTAGTCACTGTGGATTCGTACAAGAACATTGACGTTGACGGTGTTGGTTCTGAAATGGCCGCAGCAAAGATACTCAATGTGTACTATGATATTGAGACAGACTTTCAAGCTCATGAACTACCCACTCATGACTTGATATGTAACGGTAAAACTGTTGATGTTAAGACAACCAAGTATAGAACAGGTAGACTTATCGTAATGCCTCACAAGAAACACGATCAGTGTGAGATATATTTGCTAGTAGTTGGGGAGTTTCCTGAGTATACTGCAGTAGGTTATGCTACTTATGATGAGATAGTACAAGAGGAAAACTGGGGTGATCCTTTTGGTCGTAACAGACCTGCCTACTTTTTAGATCAGCATAAGCTGACGCCAGTAGAGGAACTTATTGAATGAGATGTATAGCGTGTGACGTAGAGCTAACAGACTACGAAGCAACAAGACGGTTTGCTGTTAGCCAAGAGTTTGTAGACTTGTGCAACAAATGCTTCGCTGTTAGTCTTGATGACGGTGATGTTATTGACCGCGCCGATCTACGTACACTCGCAGACCTAGAGGAGATGATTTACCATGAGCAAGATTGGGAGTTGGATATTGGAACAGGAACAGTTGATGGAGACTTATCAGAAGTTTAACCACGACGCTGAACGTAACAAACTGAATGAGACTTACCATGAATACCTGTTACTTGGATATAGAAACCACTTTGGATCACTCAACGATCTGGTGTGCAGTTACGAAGGTGAAGAACGATATACAAGTTCACACCACACCGGACACATTGCAGAAGGTGTTGAATAATGCAGACAAAATCGTTGGACATAACCTCATCGGATTCGACGTGGGTATTCTTGATCGTGTTTGGAACGTACGGGTTGCTAGGCATCTTGTTGTGGACACTCTCTACCTCTCCAGACTCTACAACCCCAGCCAAGACGGAGGACATTCACTGCGTAATTGGGGAACAATCCTTGGAGGAACAGGCAAGCTCGACTTCACAGACTACGACGGTGGACTAACGGATGAGATGATCGAGTACTGTATCGCTGACGTTGAACTGACTGAGCAGGTTCACAAGTGGTTGGATATGCAGCTATTTAAAGAGGGTTTTTCTGAGAAATGTATTGATCTTGAGCATCGTGTGGGCTGGATCGCCACTGAGCAAGAACGTAACGGTTTTAAGCTTGACGTACCGTATGCAGAGAAGTTGATGATGGATCTTATGTTTGAGATGAACAGCATCGAAGCAGAGCTACAAGCTATCTTCCCACCCATCGTTGAAGAACGTTGGTCAGAGAAGACAGGTAAGCAGCTGAAGGACAAGGTAACAGTGTTCAATCCCGGCTCACGGAAGCAGATAGCTGAGAGACTACAAGGTCTTGGTGTCAAGTTCGACAAGAAGACTGAGAAGGGAAACATCATCGTTGATGAGAAGGTACTTGATGGGATAAATCTTCCCGAAGCCAAGGCTGTTGCACGTTACATGATGTTACAGAAGCGGGTAGCTCAAATAGATTCATGGTTGAAAGCAGTGAAGGACGATGGTAGAGTACATGGCAGAGTCATTACCAACGGAGCTGTGACAGGACGCATGACACATCAGTCACCTAACATGGCACAAGTGCCAGCAGTATCTGCACCGTTCGGTACAGAGTGTCGATCATGTTGGACAGTGGATGAAGGTAACAAGTTAGTTGGCATCGACGCCAGCGGTTTAGAGTTACGCATGTTAGCTCACTACATGGACGACGAAGACTACACTAATGAAATACTCAATGGCGATATTCATACGGCTAATCAACGAGCAGCACAACTATCGACAAGGCCTCTTGCGAAAACATTCATTTATGCGTTTTTGTATGGAGCCGGAGATGCTAAGATCGGAGCTATCGTTGGAGGAAATAGCGTTACTGGACGCAGACTTAAAGAAACATTTCTTTCTAACACGCCGTCTCTTGAAAGAGTTAGAAGAGATACTCACGGACAGGCTGCATCGGGCGTCCTTGTTGGACTCGACGGACGAAAGCTCAGAGTCAGATCAGAACACGCCGCGCTGAATACATTACTTCAAGGTGCTGGAGCTATCGTTATGAAAGAAGCTCTGGTACACTTAGCTGATAAGCTACGAAACATACCACACAAATTTGTTGCTAACGTCCATGACGAATGGCAAATAGAAACACCAGCACACTACGCTGATACGGTTGGACGTATGGGTGTACGTGCTATCAGGCTTGCCGGAGAGACACTCAGCCTACGGTGTCCATTAGACGGCGAATATAGAGTAGGTAACAATTGGGCAGAAACTCATTAAGGAGAAACTTATGTCTGCAAACAAACTACCACCCATCACTGTACGCGGTACCGTCTACTGGTGTGAGCGTAACAAGCTCAACAAGTACAGTAACAAGTATCAAGTACAGCTTGGTAACCTCAGCGAGAAAGCTGTTGAGGCCATTGAAGAGATGGGCATTGCACCTAGCAACAAAGGCGATGACCGTGGCTTCTTTATCACCATGAAGAGCAACAACCCTATGCGTCTAACGGATGAGAACGGTGTTGAGATTCCTGAAGATGTTCTTATCGCTAACGGATCTGAAGCTATCGCTGTTGTAGGATACTATGACTGGTCTGTTGGTACAGGACGCTCACCATCCATGATCAAGATGAAGGTTACTAACTTGATCGAATACGCTGACAACTCAGTATCTGAAGCGGAAGCGTTGTGATCCTGATTGATGGTGACATTGTGGCTTATCGTTGTGCATTCAAGTGCAATGATGAGTCAGTCAAGACTGCCTGTTATACTACGGGCAGTTTCTTGTCTGATATGGTAAGCGATCTATACACTATGATAGACGGCGAACCAGACTACCGTGTCTACCTAACAGGTAAGGGTAACTTTCGTAATGACATAGCTGTTACTGCGCCTTACAAGGGTAATCGTAAGGACAAAGAAAAGCCTGTACACTTGGAAGCTATACGCAAGTACCTGATCGAAGACTGGAATGCTGTTGTATCAGAAGATGAGGAAGCAGATGACTTGATTGCTATCGACGCTACCGCCATCCCTGACAGCATCATTGTTAGTCTCGACAAGGACTTTCAACAAGTACCGTGCAAGCACTACAACTTCAACAAACGTGAACTGTCTTCTGTTAACGAAGAGGAAGGTCTGTTATTTTTTTATCGTCAGATCATCATGGGTGACAAAGCTGATAACATTGTCGGTGTGTATGGTATCGGGGATAAGAAGTCTCAGAAGCTTCTTGAAGGACTGTCAGAGATAGAGATGTTCAACAAGTGCGTTGAGTTGTTAGAGTCTGAAGAGCGTGTCATTGAGAACGCTAGGCTGCTTTGGCTACGTCGTGAACCTAATCAAACATGGGAAAGACCAAGTGAAGAGAACGAGACGTAACGTACCGAAAGGTTATGATAGCTGGTTCGAGTATGATCTTCACCAGAAGTTCAAGAGATGCGAGTACCATGTTAACAAGCTAACGTACACTCAGGTTAAAACGTATGAGCCTGACTTTGTATATTACAGTGGTGATTACACTATATATATTGAAGCTAAGGGGAGGTTCCGTGACAGAGCAGAAGCGAAGAAGTATGTTGATATTAGCCGATGCCTTGGCGAGAAGGAGACGTTGGTCTTCGTCTTCCAAAACCCAAGAACAGCTATGCCCGGAGCAAGACGTAGAAGTGACGGGACAAGATACACCATGCAAGAATGGGCAGACAAACAGGGATTCACATGGTACACACCAGAAACCTGTCCTGTCGGATGGAGTAAAAAGCAATGACTAGACACCTAGTAATACCTGATACTCAAGTAAAACCGGGACTGCCTAACCAGCATCTGTACTGGGCTGGTAAATACGCAGCCGCTACAAAGCCTGACGTCATCATTCATCTGGGGGATCACTGGGACATGCCAAGTCTCAGTAGCTATGACGTAGGTAAGAAGTCCTTTGAGGGACGGCGGTATACACTTGACATTGAAGCTGGCATCGAAGCTATGAATCAATTCATGTTACCTATCCACAAAGAACAGGAGCGATTGCGTAGTAACAAAAAGAAGACATGGACACCACGGATGGTATTCTTGTTAGGCAACCATGAACAGCGTATCGAACGTGCTATTGAAGCCGACCCTAAACTAGAAGGACTGATGAGCTATGATCATTTCTTATTGGACGAAACCGGTTGGGAAGTTGTACCGTTCCTTGAGCCAATCATCATTGATGGTATCGCTTACTGTCACTACTTTACTAGTGGCGTCATGGGTAGGCCAGTAACGTGTGCAAAGTTGATGTTGCAAAAGAAGTTCATGTCATGCATTATGGGACACGTGCAAGACAGAGACATAGCTTATGCACGTAAAGCAGACGGTACTAACATCACTGGTTTGTTTGCTGGTATCTATTACAACCATGATGAGGACTACTTAAACCCTCAAACAAACGGTAGCTGGTCTGGGATATGGATGCTCAACGAAGTAGACGACGGTTCCTTTGATGAGTTACCGATCAGCATGAACTATTTAAGGAGAAAGTACGGATGAGTATTGACAACGCAACTCCAGAAGATTGGGATACAGTAAGAGCATTGAACAATCTTTCTATCAGGAAGGCAAAGAAGGTAGACCCAGTGGAGCAACCTGATCACTACAACAAAGGTGCTATTGAGGCTATCGAAGCTATCAAGGCTTCCATGCCAGCCAATGAGTTTCGTGGTTATCTGAAAGGCAACGCACTGAAGTATCTGTGGCGGTATGATTACAAAGGCAAACCCATCGAAGACTTACGCAAGTGTCGATGGTACATTGATAGATTAATTAAGGAACTAAACGAGTGAAGAAACTACTTCCGTTATTGCTTCTAGCAGGCTGCGTTACTGAGCCTGACACAAGGATCTGTGCTGAATACGGTTCATACACGATTGTAAAAGAAAGATGTATACCCATGTACGGTTCTTTGATTTGTGTAGAAGAGGAAGTAACAGAAGTGTTTTGTAAACGATATTTTGAAGAGGAAAATTAATGGACGCATATCAACAATACATTCACAAGTCCCGCTACGCACGTTACCTACCAGACGAGCAACGGCGTGAGACTTGGGAAGAAACAATCGACAGGTACCTAAACTTCTGGGTTGAGAAGGGTAAGCTCACTCTTGAAGAAGCCAATGGTATCTTTTCAGACATTCATAGCTTAGATGTTATGCCTAGTATGAGGGCTTTGATGACTGCTGGTGA